CTCTAAGGAGCCTCACAATGCGTAACTTTTCTACCAGTGTCACCCTGGACTCGACCTTTTTGGTCTCTGCCCATAGCCTGGACTACCTCACTAAGCGTGATATAGTCTCGGCCCTGATTGTCTCTCTCGAGGCAAACAGTAAGTTGATGACACCGTCGGAAGAGCAAGTATTGTGCGACTTCGATGAGTGGTGTGACAAGATCCATCTGGAAATTGCCAATGCCCATCTGTTTCAGAGGAAGACGATCCTGGCTCGTCCTGTATTTGCTTACCACAATCTCAACACCGGGAAATCCGTTGTTGTAGTGGCGGCAATACAAGAGTATGATCAGGTAGTCTGCCCTCCTATGAGATAGGCATAACGAAGGAAGTTTCTTTGTTTGAGACCCTTAACTTAACGAAAAGGAGGTTTATATGACTATTGATAAGAAAGCTTTGCTTCTCGCTCAATGTCTGTCAATGGCACTGTTGCTCACGGAGCGCCTTGGGGAGTCAAATCCCTGGGCGTCTGTAGACTTCGCTGCCGCTGACGAAGCTGAACTTGCCCTAAGCAAACGCTTAATGCATGAACTGCTTTACTCTCCTCCCCCTCGTCAGTAGTTGGGGTCTCGGTAGTAGCCGGCTGTACGTAGTACAGTGGGCCTGCTGCATACTCGCATTCCGGTTCTCTGGAATGTGGCTTCGGCCCGATAGGGCTATCCACCCTATCGGAGTACCCTATGACGTCAAACGTTAACAAGACAACCTATCAGTATACGTCGTTAATGATCGGTAGCGAATCGAATAAGACTGGCGGTGCCAACTCTTATCCGACCGCAGACCCGCCCACTATCACGACGAATGCCAGTTTGACTTTAAACGTGTATCGTCTCGGGGGTAATACGCCTAATTTCCGGTCTGCTAGACGAACGTTCCGGCTTTTGCCGACAGCGTTCGAATATAAGAAAACAACGGAAATGGGGCAAATGGGTTATCGGAACTCCCGCTCACAAAGTGATCGCAACACCTATGGGTGGATCTCTGAGTATCAAGCAGGATGTTTCGGACCCTCGAACATCGGTACATTTCGTACGATGTCCGACACGGAAAAGGCTGATCTTCGCGCTATCTCAGGTAATGCACTTCTTGAGAAAGTAAAAAGTCAGACGGTCAACGTGGCGCAAGCTATGGGAGAACGAAAGCAGACTGCCAGACTAATCGGTGATACAGCGATTAGGATTGCATCCTGCATTAGATCTCTTCGCAAGGGCGATATCGCCTCTGCGGCTCGTGCCATCGGCGTAGACGCCCCAAAAAGGGCTGCTAGCCGGTACAAACGTGACTTTCCGGTGCGACCTGGGAAGGCCGCCTCTAGAGCATGGCTAGAGCTCCAGTACGGTTGGAAACCATTGTTAGGCGACGTGTTCGGTGCTTGTGAACAACTTGCACAAAACGAAAATCGCGTAATGTATGATACCAAGCGTGCGAAAGCTCGTAAAGTCGTGGATTTGTCTAAGAAGACAGTGTTTGTTGACGGAAAAGTCATCACTACTACTGTCGTCTCTGGCAATCTCTCCATGAGCTACGTCCAATCTGCGACGTATGCTAAAGGTGACTCTACCCGCCGTACACTAGCACAATTAGGAATATCTAATCCGTTGTTAGTTGCGTGGGAGCTTATGCCGTGGTCGTTTGTTGTCGACTGGTTCTTGCCTGTAGGACAGTTTATCGGAAGTCTTGACGCCACCAATGGTGTCGTCTTTTATTCCGGTTACGAGTCTTACTTTGTCAAGTCCTACGCCATACAAACAGTCACGATTCAAGGCATTGACAATTCTGGCGTGAAAATCGATTCAATGAAGATTTCGAGCAACGAGATCATACACACTAAGAGAGCCCCTTTATTGGGGTTCCCTGAGCCGTCTATGCCTCGTTTCAAGAATCCATTGAGTCTGGCTCACGCTGCAAACGCCATTGCTCTTTTAACTCAACTTTTTCGGAAGTAAACACCTATGACAGCAATTGCTGCATTGACCATTGCCGACGGCCAGGGCACGCCGGCAAATCACACTTTCTCCCCGGACAACATCGATCCGAATGGAGTGGCACGTTGGGTAGACCGTAGCGGTGGTATTGCTATCGGTATGCCTTCGATTACGGAAAGCATCAAGCGCCCTTCGAAAAAGGGCTCGCGAAGCTACCGTGTCGTAACGAAAGTGACAGTCCCCGTGTTGGAACAGACCTCGCCTTCGACCGCGACTGGCATTCAGCCAGCCCCGACCAAGGCTTTTGATCTGATTTTTAACGGCGAGTTTGTTTTGCCTGAGCGTAGTACTCTCGCTCAACGGAACGATCTCCTGGCGTATGTGAAGAATTTCTTCGCAAACGTCAACGTGATCCCACCAGCAATCCAGAACTTCGAATCAGTTTACTAATTCGCGGCCTGGCGGTCTTCTGACCACAAACCCAAAGGACTTACTATGTCATCTATTAAGAGACGTAGCTCCGATATTCTTCAAGAAGCTCGGGCTTTTCGCGTACCTCCATCAGTCACTGATGTTGCAGTTCACCGCTTTCTCTCCTCCTTGGATACTCCAAGGGCGTTAACAGTTTGGATTCTTTACAAGAGTAAAGAGCACGATCAGCTAACGTCACTAGAGTGTAACGCATCGGATTATGTGAATAATCCTTTCCGTTTCCGACTCGACTACATTGCGACAAGTTTCCTCTCGAAGGCGAAATTTCTTAAGACTTCGTTCGACAAGACAGCCGTCGCAATGGAGAAATTCGAAGAATTCGAATCTCTCTGTGCCGAGACTAATAGTCGCTTTAAGAACCCTGCGTTAGATCCGCTATACAACGGAGCTAACGTTTGGTTGCTTAATGCAACTAAGCGTAAAATCGCCGGAATTCTGGGCGACTACAGTGGAGATGAGTTTGTGGATGAAGCCAATTGGGGACCAGGCACTTCCACCTTGATAAAAGGTGAGTGTGTCTCGGCCATCAATAAGTTCCACGAAGAACGTGGAATAACGCGCGACTTGTACGCCCTCGTATGCGATTGGTTTCCAGTCGCTTACCCCTCTTGGTCTGACAGCTTATCCCGTAATTACGGAGAGAACTGGCATATCTTTGAGGTTGGGAACTCAATAGTCACTGTGTCGAAGAACTCGAAGACGGATCGCGTGATTGCAATTGAGCCAGGAATCAACCTCTGGTTTCAAAAAGCAATCGGCAGTATGATCCGTCGTCGACTTAATCGATCGGGAATCGACTTACAGGATCAGAGCATAAATCAAGAGTGGTCGAGGCTGGGATCCCTTCGGGATTCAGGCCTTTCTACTGTAGATTTTAGCTCTGCTTCTGATTCCATTAGTTCTGAAGTCGTCCGGGAGCTTTTGCCCCCACGATGGTTTCAAATAATGGACGCGTGTCGGTCCCGCTTCGGTACGTCGCCTATCGGTGCTCGCAAGTGGAACAAATTCTCCAGTATGGGGAACGGGTTTACTTTCGAGCTCGAATCACTTATATTCTATGCGGCCGCAGAGGCCGTAAAAGAGTATCTCGGGGTCCAAGGACCCACGAGTGTGTACGGAGATGATGTTATCATCCCGTCAGCGACGTTTGACCTCTTCTCATCTTATAGTAATTTCCTTGGATTTCGTGTCAATAAGCGTAAGAGTTTCTCTTCCGGTTATTTTCGTGAGTCCTGTGGAAGTCACTATTTCGATGGGGTTGACTGCAAGCCGATCTTCCTTAAGGAAAGAATCCGATATGTGGAAGCCTTTTACAAACTGGCTAACGGTATCAGGATGCTTGCTCATCGCTGCAATTCTAATCGCAGCTGTGATTCTCGCTTCTTGGACTGTTGGCGCTACCTTTATTTCGGGGTTCCAGAGCCACTTCGGCTCGCGGTTCCACGTGATGCAGGTGACACCGGATTCATCAGTAATTTTGATGAAGCCTGTCCAGCCAGAGCTCGCAACGGTATCGAAGGATACCACTACCGAGCCCTAACTTCCCTCGGCCTTAGCCGAGAGTCGGAGGACTTTGCCGTTCTACTGGCAAGGTTGCGGAATCCGTCAACCTTAGAGTATAACAATAGTTACACTCTGAGAGGCCGAAGCAAACGAGTCTTAACACGGGACTCGCTTGTTCGACAGTGGTACAACCTAGGGGAGTGGTGGTAACCCTCCTTTCCCCTTTGTAACAGCTCATGCCTAAAGCATGTGGTGATGACTTGGTCATCAATGAAG